AAGGTGGAGACTGATTACGGTGTTAATCCATACCAGCAGTTCGGATCTAAAGGTTTTGGTTCTTAATAACAGGTAGGTACTACTATTTATTAGGGACTATGGCACCATCTAAAGGAAAATCAAAATCTACCTCCGTTGTTGTAAAGATTGCAAAGAAGCAGGTAAAGAGAAAAGGCATTCATGCTAAGACTAAAATGTCTAAAAACAAAGGCTCTAAAAATTACGTAAAAGTCTCAAGAGGTCAAGGTTAATTTGCTTCTTTAATTATTTTTACTTATCTTTACTGTTATGAACAGTTCATGGAGAATTATTGCAGTTCAACCTGATAAACACATTGCAGGCGTTTTAAGATTAAAGGATGGTAAAAAATTCTTTCTTGGTGATATAACACCATACGGTCCCATAAGTAAATTTAGTGTTTACCAAGGGTCTATTCAAGTAGAAATGGGTCTTAATAACGTTCATGGGATCAAGGAGATTCAACGAGCAACCCTTAAGTATTTGCAGGAGTTACCGTAGTCTTTTTTCTTTACTTTGACGCTATTTATATAAAAGCGCTTTTTAAAATGAATAAAGAATTTGATAGAATGTTAAAACTTGCCGGTCTTATGACTGAAGGCTTGTATACTTCTGATGCTAAGGCTCCTATGGAAGGTATGCCCTCTAGTAAGATGAAAAAATCTGAATTGAAGGCTAAGATCAAAGAAATGATGCTTCCTGAAGAGACTCCTGGAGAGATAGCTACTCGTGAGATGGGTAGTATGGATGAGTATGACACTCAGGGTCTTACTAATGCTGCTAGTGTTGTTGACCATTACTTGAAGACAGCATATGATGCTGGGTCTGCAGGTGCAGGATTTGATGATAACCTTGCTTATGAGATGATGGATCATTTAAAGCAATTCTCTGGTGAGATGGGTAGTATGGAGGAAGATCTTTTTGAAGCTAAGAAGGATGAAGAATCCGATACTGAGGATGTGATTGTTGCTGATACTGAAGAGGAAGTTCCTGCAGAAGGAGATGAAGATATGACAGTTGCTGATACTCAAGTTGATGTTAACATGGATGGAATTCCCGATGTTGATACTGGTTCAGCAGAATCTAAAAAGGCATTTACTGGCTTAGTTGATGCTTACAATTCAGCTAAGGAGTTAGGTGATCCTAAATTAACTCAAATCCTTGCTAACGCTTTGACTTATTATAATAAGAATATTATTCTTAAGACAGGTCAACAAGCTTAATTAGACTTAAAATATTTGGAAAGGATGCCTTACGGTGTCCTTTTCCTATTTATAGTATATATGGATCCTAGATTAGTATTTGGTTTGTTTCAAGACCCTGAGGATAGATCAGAGGAGAAAGTGAAAGAGATCGTTGATTTCTCAGAACATCCTTATGTTTTAATGGGTATGTTTACCCGGATTATCTTTAGAGGTGATGTAGTTAACGATCAGATTATTAAATTCTTTTCAGAGATAAATAAAGATATTGATACGGAGAATTTGGAGATTGTTAATAAAAACATGATCTTTATCAGAGCTTACTCGTATCTTCATAAGCTTGATCTTAGTAATTCATTCCATGTAGAGACTCTCCTTGAGAAGGCAGATGATACTTTTTTACAGGCTTGTGACTTAGCTTTAGATCATTTCACAGGGTTAGAAGAATACGAAAAGTGTTCGTTTATAAAGAAGTTCAAAGATTTTATAGAATTTTCTCAAAATAAGTTGCCTTTATAGTTTTTCATTCGTATCATCTATACATAGGGGTTTGGGAAAAGAGAGGATAAAGGGGTAAGTAATAAAGTATAGAATAATATGAGATATAGAGATCAAATAATTAACAAGGTAGAAGTACTAGAGAGTAGCTTTAAGACCTTAAAGAGGATTGTACAAAGACAAGAACCGATCAAAGCCTACATGGATGAGCTAGATAAGGCGGAAGAACGTCTTGATGAAATCAAACAGTACATCAAAATGGAGCCTACAACTTCGAATGAAGTAGGTGGCTTTTAACTAAATAGTTTCGTATATTATTAGTATGAATTTAACAGCAGAACAAATCCAATCCAATTGGGAAGAATTTTTAGGGTATATTGATACCTACATTTCTTCTCCACGTAAGGAGGATCTTCGTAAGTTTTATGAAGACCGTACGGACAGATTTATCTTAATGCCGGCAGCTCATACTACTAAGTACCATAACTGTTTCCCTGGAGGTTATATTGAACATGTTAACCGTGTTATTAAAGCCTCTCTTCACTTTGCAAAGCTCTGGGAGAAGTTTGGTTGTGATATGTCTACCTTCACAATCGAAGAGTTAGTATTTTCAGCAATCAATCATGATTTAGGTAAGGTAGGCGATTCAACTCAAGATCTTTATCTTCCAGGTAAGGATGAATGGAGAAAGAAAAACTTAGGTGAAGTTTATTCTTACAACACCGAAGTTAGTTTCATGACCATTCCAGATCGTTCATTATTCTTATTACAAGAAGCAGGTATTAAATACACCTTGAACGAAATGCTTGCTATCAGAACTCATGACGGTTTGTATGAAGAGTCAAACAAAGCTTACCTTATTTCCAGAATGCCAGAAAGTAAGTTTAGATCTGCAATTGCTTACATTTTACACCAAGCAGATTTCATGGCATCAGTCGTTGAGTTGACAGTCAATCCAGTAGAACAGCCAAAGTCAAAACAGTTCGCAATCTCGAAAGAGACAACTCAAAAAAATCCAACCACTCACCAACAAGCTGCTAAAAACAAAGCCTTGTCAAACATTCAGAGTGATGGATTAAAAAGTGCAATGACTAATTTCTTCAACGACTAATGGTAATCGCAATCATCCTTCTCGTCATCCTAGTTTGTGTATTCGGCTACACAACTTACAACCTGCTCAAGAAAAATGAGAAGCAGGAAGACATTTTAGCATCATATTTGATGTACATGGACCAACTATCTAAAATCATTGAACACAGTGATCAGCGTTTGCAAAAGATAGATTCTAAAGGTACCTTTCAAAGCGATGACGAGATTGGATGGTTCTTCGAACAAATTAAGGTTATTCAAGAACGGTTAAATAACTTTAAAATACAAAATGACGGAGAAGAAAAATAAGAATTATTTCACTCATGATACTGAACTCGCAATAATCAAATATGTTAACACCGAGGACTACGCAGAGAGAAATAAAATCTACCGAGAAGAGATTCACTACGCACTCTTTAAATTAACGCAGAACTTAATACATACTTTCAAATTCTACTATACTGAAGAAACTAACTTAGAAGATCTTCAGCACGAAGTAATCACTTTCTTACTAACCAAATTAGATCGCTTTAATCCTTCAAATGGAGCTAAAGCGTATTCTTATTTCGGTACGATAGCTAAAAGGTATTTGATTGCTTCAAACCAGAAGAATTATAAAAAGAGAATGGAATTACTCTCACTTGATAATCTAAACATCGAGCAGGAAGACGGTGAGTATGTTCACGGAGATGTATTAGACATCAACGGTACTCAAGCAGACTCTGAAACATATCATCCGGTTGATGAAGTATCTGAGTTCTTAGATTTGTATATTGACTTCTGCACTGATCAGATTTATGAATTGTTCCCAAGAGACGAAGAAGCTCAAATTGCTGATGCAATCCTTGAACTATTCAGAAAAAGAGAGCATATCACGATCTTTAATAAGAAAGCACTCTATATCTACATTAGAGAGATTATCGATGTTAAAACCCCTAGAATCACTAAAGTAGCTAACGAATTAGGAGATCTCTATAAGAAACACTACGCATTCTATTTAGAGAACGGTTACGCAAACTTCTAAACCGTACTACTTTCTATTTATAAAAAATAGACTACTTATGAGTTTAGATAAATTAATATTTAAGAACAAGAAATTCGCAGACCTTCTAGAAGAGATTTACGACAATCAGAAGAAGAAGGAGAAGCAGATCTCAACTCTTATTTCAGAATTAAGACCTTTAATTGAAGATACCGGAGATGCGACTTTGATCGTACCTCTTATTAAAGAGTATCTAGAGATTGGAGTTAAGAATGATGACCAGCTCGTAAAGGTTGCAACAATCATTCAACGTATATTTCAAAATCAAGACTCTGCTACCGATTCATTCGGTATCTCTGATGAAGAGAGAGAACAGTTATTGAAAGAAATTAATAATATCAAGGAAGATAAGTAATGGCAGATTTTGGCTTTTCAGCTCTACAAAGTGGTTTTAATCCTGGATCTCCTGGTACCAGTAAGAGCTTAGATGCAGCTAAACTCGCAGGGATAAATGCAACCGGAAGGGTCATTAGTGTAGTACTTGATGACACTCATCCACGTTATGAAGAACTAGGAGGCAGTAAAGCAATCGGTGCTGTTGAGATAATTGATGTTTCTAGAGGTACAGGAGATTATTCATCTACAACTCAAAATCAAAATTATAAAGTAGCATATCCTCTACAGCCTGGAATTAAAAATTACCCTCTGATAAACGAAATTGTATATCTTACTAGTCAACCTACACATAAAATACAATTAAGAACCGGTGCTAAAGCACTATACTACATCAGCATAGTTAACCTATGGAACCACCCTCATCACAACGGTATACCATATTCTGCCGGTTCAACCACTCCAGAAAATTCAAAAGCATATCAGGATACTAGTTTAGGCAGTGAGAACAAACTTACAGACAGTTCTGGAGTTATAAAATTCGGAGAGTATTTTGTAGAAAGATCAAATATTTACCCACTACAGCCTTTTGAAGGAGACTTGATGTATGAAGGCCGCTGGGGTAACAGTATTCGATTAAGCGGAACAGCTCCAAATAAAAACCCCTGGTCATCGGAAGGAACTCAAGGAGACGCAATAACAATTATTAGAAACGGTCAAACAGACGGTCCTAATAAGAATGGATGGAACTTCACAGTTGAAGATATTAATACAGACCCTTCTTCTATCTATTTAACCACAACTCAAAAGATTCCGTTAACTGCAAATATAAATTACTTCAGTTATAAAAACAATCCACCTACAAACCCTAACGAGTATACAGGAAAGCAAATAGTTATA